AGTATAAATGCCGTCTAGATATCTTGCGGTTCCATATCTTCCAAATGGTTGTGCAACAGAATTAACCAAAGGTCGCAATGGGTTATGATCTCTACCATCGGCATTTGGGGGTGGAGGTGGAGCTATTTGTTTATTGAAAAATCTTGTAAGTCCTGGTCCTTTAGTATCGGCAAATTGTTTTACCTTACCTTGGATTTCGCCAGTGCCCAATAACGATAGACCCGGTGGAAGTTTACCAGACACTAGATCAAATACTGTTGAGTTGCCGTATAACAGACTGTTGGCTTTGAGTGTTAGTTGGCTAGGAGTATTGGCTCTGATGGTTCCGAGATCCTCGTCAGTAATCCATTCGATGGCGCTTTCAATTTCTCCTATAATCTGTATGGTGAATGTTTTTTCACTAATTGCTGCACTTGATTGCCAGTAGTCGGGTTCTTCGGTTGGAGTCGCATTTTTAGCGACCTGGATGCAGACCCATACAATATTGTTATATACAACAGCATCGTTTATTTGGTATACAGTAGCTGATTTCCAAGATCCTTTTAGTGTGTAAGAAACGGTAACAACATCAACTAAGAAATTAGCAGCTATCACGCTAAACGTAAATGGTCTCGTTACTGCTCTTTGATAGGGTACCTTACCAGCAACTTCTCCGGTTGTCTGATCTAAGGTCATGCCTGGCGGTAACGCACTTGGAGTACCGTCTGGATTTTTGTCAGATAAGAAATATACCAATGTGCCAGTTATTCCTGGTGCTCTGTAGACATCTAAAAAGATAGTCAGATAATTATTAGCACGATGTCTTCCAAGATCGGATTCAGTAACCCATAATGGAAGTCTATTACTAGAAGAGCTGGCCTGGAATACATTTGTGTCGACTTGAACAATACTGTTATCGGATTTTAAAAATTCTTCAGTTACAACATAAATTCTAAATAATCTTTTGGCCTGTGTGCGGCCATCAGTTACCGTGGCTAAAAATGTATAAAATCGACTAAGACGTCTAGGAGTTCTTGACTCCTCGCTGTAGTCGTAAGTGGTTACATCATATAAGTAATCATCAAAACCATTTGATCGTGCTTCGATTTTATCTAATGGTAATATATCAAATGCTGAGGTATCATACCCGCCGTTGTAGCTGGCCTGATTCTCCACAGCAAATATTGGATCTGTGTATCCGTATATTCTACCATCCTTGGTAAGGACGAGGCCGGGCGGCAGTTCACCGTCCATAGGTTGCAGGTAATATTCTAAAACATCACCGGCGATAACATCATTGTCTTCAGCCTCTAATTGAAAATCTACATATGCGTTGTCTAATACATAGTAGGCATTTTTCAGACCAACATTTAAAAATCCTTCTTTAGTCAGCCACTGTGGAGCATCGGCTCCGTCGACAGATATGGTAAATGTTCGATCTTCAATATCGATACCATCGCTAGCTCTAACGACAAATTTACTTTCTGTAAATTTAACAACTTCAACTGGACTACCTTGAATCGCTCCATTGTCGAGTCTAAGCCCTCGTGGGAGACTTCCAGCCAATAGTTTAAATGTCACTGTGCGAGCAGGTGATGTAGCTAGTAGAGGAATGACTAAACTTATACGTTCAGTTAGTATTCCTAGGCTGCCTGCAGGAGTAATCCAAGTCACTGCCATAGGTATTAGTCCTTAAAGTCCTGAACCTAGATCTAGGCTCAATCTGCCCGGACTTGTCAATGTGCCCATGTCTATGTTAGCAGCGGCCAATGCCAATTGTGTAGGATTTACAAAGTTATCAGTAAGCGGCCCAAAATCTAAATTTAACAATATCTGATTTAGATCTAGTTTGGTATCGATGTTTAATGTTGAACCTGTTGTGGAAACAGTGATATTTTTATTTCCTGTTACATTAAACTGCCCTAGATTCGTGTTGTTAGGAACGATCGGACTTCCCACATCAGGAATAATTTTGGTAAGTGCATCGGGTTGTGTTGAGCGAACAGTTAAAGAATTTTCTCCAGAGTCGATTGCAACGCCTTTTCCTGCAACTAAATTTTTAAATTCTAAATTATTACCAGTTTTTTGTTTGAACACTCCTGACCCAGTGCTTCCAATGTTTGAGGCAGTAATTGTTAACGTTGCATCTAGTGTTGCAAAGTTTGCGTTTACTTTGGTAAATGCAGTGCGTAGGTCATCACCTAAACCATCGTTTACTTGATTTCCTAGATTAATTCGTTGTATTGTCATAATATTATTTACCGCCCCATATTTTTATATTTTATACTAATACTGTCCAGCTATATCCATCACAGAAGATTTCTGTCTTAGCGTTTGTTGAAACAATGTTAATAATGTTACTGCCTGCATCTTTAACTGAGATCGAATATGTTCCTGATCTATTTTTAATAATCAAACGTAGGCCAGCAATTGACGCATCAGCATTTGGTAAAAATAGATTTCTATTTGAAAACAATGGTTGTGCGGTTAAGATATTGCCAGTGATTTCTGCGGCAGTCAGGGTGAGGTCACCACTTGCAAGACCAGCTAGATCCATTACACCTTGATACAGTGCATTTGATATTGTTGTTTTGCCAGTTACAGTTAGGGCATCGAGTACAGACACCTTACCAGTACCGCTGGCTGCTAATTCTAGATCTGCATTGGAGTCAACAGTGGTAATCAAATTGCTGTTAACATTGATACTGCCAACAGTTAGACCTTCGCCATAACTAACTTCTTTAGTTGTTGGGTTGTAATGAACAACATAATTTGTTGCCGTATTGCGAACAGGGTTAACATAAAAACTACTTGCCTGTGTACTATTAACTGTGGTTCCGGATGCGTTAATAATAATGGATTTGGCATGACTGACCCCTTGCCCAGCAAATTCACCAATTGCAATTGCATTGGCACCTTGATTAGATGCACCAGCACCTTTACCGATTGCTATTGCACTAACACCTTGACCACTGAATCCTGCAGTATAACCAATGGATAATGCAAAATCGCCTTGGTGACTATCACCGGCCTGTGGACCGATAGCTACAGCATATTGACTTTGTGATATTTGACCTGCACCATTACCAACTGCCACTGCGCTAGTACCTTGACTCGTAAGGCCAGCAGCTACACCAACGGCCACTGCGTTGGAGCCTTGAGTAGTTTTTCCAGCGGAATTACCGAGAGATACTGCAAAGTCGCCCTGTCCAATTCGACCAGCTTCTAGACCAATTGCTACTGCTTGTACACCTTGATTAGTATTACCAGCAACTTGACCAATTGCTACTGAATTCGCACCTTGTGAAGTTTGACCAGCACCCGAACCAACTGCTAAAGCATACACACCTTGTGATGTTGCACCTGCAGTACTACCTAATGCTATTCTAGTTTCACTAGTTCTCAATGAACTAGTAGAGATGTTACCAACCACAGTACTGGTAGTACCGTTAATGATCAATGTAGAATCGAAGCCGCTAAGACTACGAACAGTGATATCTTCTGATATTGGTGCAGTAATTGTAACTGAGTCGTTGGCAGCATTTGTGGTTAAAATAATTCCATCGCCCGCAACTAGAGTAAAGGTATCTGTTACGGCATCTGCCAAGCAAGGACTTTGTCCTGCAACAGCAATGCTGGTAAATCCAAATCTTGTATTGGTAACTGTAATACCGCCTGTGCTTGAACTTACGCCAATGCCATCACCAGCAATTAAACTTGTAACGCCTGTGTTGGTTAAGTTCACAGAACCTGTGTTCGATGACACGCTGATGCCAGTTGATCCTGCTAGATTTGTAACACCTGTGTTAGTATATGTTACTGTGTTGTTTAGTGCATTGGTAGTAGCAGACATGCCACTACCGCTGGCAAATGTCAATGTTGCATTTGCACTAGGAGCATCCAGTGTTGTCTGACCGCTCACAGCAATAAAGCGCCATTCGTTCTGTAAAATATTTGGAGAACTGTTTGTAACAGTTATAATACCTGTTCCGCCAACTGGATCGAGAATGATACCGCTGCCTGCAACTAGTCTTGTAACACCGGTATTAGTAATTGTAACAGCACCTGTTGCGACACTTACACTGATACCTGTTCCTGCTAGGGCACTGGTAACACCTGTGTTGGTAATTGTGACAGCGCCTGTTGCTGCACTCACACCGATACCAGTTCCAGCAATATTTGAAGTGACACCTGAACTCGAGAATGTAATTGTATCTGTTGCAGGATTTGTGGTAATAGCAATACCAGTACCGACAAAATTTACAGTACCTGTAAAATCATTTGCAACTACATCTCCTTGACCTGCAATACTAATAGTTTTGAAACTGCTTTCTACAGGATTGCGAATCAATTGTCCACCGATCGTTGATCCTGCTGGTAAATCAACAGTTCCTCCCGATGAAGTAACGTGTGCGTTGCCAAGGTATAACGAGTTACCATCTAGATATAAGTTCTTCCATCGACGTGCATTAGTACCTAGATCATATGCACCCGAAGTGCTAGGAGCTACAGTTGTTGATAAACTAGTAAGATCGACAACACTACCGCCACCTATTTGAAGATATAACTCTGTAAAATTATCGTTGATGTCATTAAATGCTTGATCAACGATATCCCATAGTATCGGTGGTTGTTTCGATGATATACGTTTTTTAGCCATTATGTTCTTCCTACGGCAACTTGAATTGTGCCAACATGATCTGAATCATGATCTTCTAGTGCCTTGCCAATCACTGTACCAGTTTTAGCTGTTCCGCCAACGGACACAGCAACACCAGCAATGTGACTTGTTACCAGTAGATCACCTTTTTTAATTTTTCCTGCTACTCTAACTGGTACACGTCCCTGTAGAGCAATCAAGTTCTTTTCACCCGGGCATGCACCGTACATGGAATATGCGGCAGTATCACTTACCACTCCTGCGATTCTATAATCTTCTTTAGTGGTAGCAATAGTAACTTCTTTGTCTCCGCCAAATATCAACACAGTTCCTACTTCGTAGGTTTTATCACCTTCGTAGTACTCAGCTAGGTCAGCGGAGTAAGTTGCCTGCATTCTCGAACCTACTCCACTTAATGACCACCGACCAATAATACTGGCGTTGGTAGTTGGACCACCGGAAGTAATAGTAGTGACTTGAATACTGTCTGCAGTGATTGGAGCCGCAGTATTACCGTCTCTCTTTCTAAAGGAATGATAATCGTTGTCATAGAATGTTGTGTGGTCAGCAGCCAGTCCAACGCCGCCCGCACCAGATGTTCCTGAACCTAATGAAATACCACCCGATCCGTTAAAATTATATACTCGATGAGCACCACCAGTAGCTGTGGTAGTTCTTTGTAAGGTAGCCACGGCTACGGTATCTGTGGTCAGTTTTAATTTTAAATCTTGAACAGTTAATGTTCTCCCGCCAAAGTCGCCTGAACTATTTCGTACCATTAACTTGTCAGCGTCACCAGTAGAATAGCCAGTTGAGCCACTGGTGGCTTCAATCATGACATAGTCGCTATCGGAAGTATACCCACCAGTAGCTGCATTTGTTCTTCTCAGTAGGCCAGTTGAACTATATTGAGTTTTCTTAACTGAACCACCTTGATCAACAACTGTGGTAAATGAAACGGCAGTTACATTGTTTGTCACAATGTCATTGTTACCTAGTACCGTTTTATTTGCAATCTGTTGTATCTTAGATAATATTAGACCATTGTCTTTGACAGTGATCCAACCGTTAGTTGCAGTAAATTGAATATTATCAAATGATGCAAGGCCTTTTAGTGGACTAACTGTACCACCTGTACCTGCGCCAGTGGTTGTTCCACTATATGTAACTGTGGTAGTAGTGGCATTTATAACGGTTTGTGTGCCGTTATATCCAGCTATGCTCATACCACTAACAATAATACGCTGACCTGTAACGAACGGCACACTTGGTTGAGCACTATATACCAGTGTTATTAATGATGCGGTCAATGTGGTGCTTGGCTGGAGAACACTGTTATTCAATCTCCACGTACTGTTAAGACCTGTTCCGCTGATGTTAGAAACAATGTATGTATTGGCAGGAACATTCGGTCCTTGGATTGAAAGTCCAGAAGCTATCAGTGTTCCCGAAATATCAGAAGTTAGGATTGTTAATATGGTTCCTGCACTACCCGATCCGTTGTCAATTTTGGCAAGGAAACTGATATTGCCGGAGCCCGATGCCGTAACTGATGATATAGCCGATGCGCCGGTAGTGTAGGCATTGTCTAGGTTTAATTTTGTTTGATCAATCGCTGCGGTTGAACTAACGGTTCTATTTGTAATTACTCCAGTTCCAATCTGTGAAGTAACTTGATTGAGACTTGAATCATTACCAGTTAGCATTTCGAATGTAACGTCACCGATAACAGTGGCATTGACGCTGTTAGCGCCATTTCCGGTGAATACTAATAAATCGCCACTATCAACATTGGTACTGCTTAATGAAAAGTCTTGGAAATTAGCCCACTTTAAACTTTGTAAATTAACAGCGTCTTGTGGTAGCGTAGGATTTTTAACATTGATAATTTTATTATTGCCCAGATCCATATTGCCGTTCATGGCCAACTGACCAGTAAGAGCCATATATCCACCGGTTAGTGGTGGAATTAAATCTGTACCTTTCATCGAAACGCCAGTATGGCTTACACCTAATCTTCGTTCGATGTAGGTACGTACTGCGTTTTGAGTTGGAACGGTATCTGTAGCATTATTGGCCATTGACGAATCAGTTGAGAATTCACTGATTGGAACACCACGTTTAAATCCTAGACCGTCTAGATTACTCAATGCGATCGCTGCAGAGAACGTGACCTTACCAGTACCTTGGTCAACACGGAAATATGGACCAACTCTAAAGTTACCAAATTGGTCAGTGGTCACATAGAATGCACGACCCGAACCACGTTCTTGTGTTTCGTTAGAATCACTTAGGGCATTTACTGCCCCACCATAAATTTCATTTGGATAGTTGGTGTCTGCATATGAGCCAGTACCAATTTCAAGCAAGTCGTGACCTGTAACACGAGTCAACGAAATACGAATTGTTAGTGTACCGGTAGATGCGTTAATACGTTTTGCCACACCGGCTTTTAATGTTGGCGGGCTAGAATATGTTAATACATTATCTTGTAACGCTGTACTAAAATAAATCCTAGCATAGGCTTGGCCAGTTACGCTTTCGTCGTCATACTGACTTACAGTATATATTCTTCCGATCCATACTACCTTCATGCCAATGATACGTGGTCGATCATATGGACTTATTGGAACTATGGCAAATGAAGTATCGCCAACGTAACCTTTTACCTTGCCGACTTTGTGAACACCTGTCTGTGTCCCGCTAGTATCAACAGCAGTACCGCCAGGCAATACGCTGACTCTAAATGCTGTACTGGTCAACCCAGACGCAATAACAAAGAAGTTCTTGGTTATAGTGATACCGATTGGCAATGTGCCTGTTGTAGAAAATGCTACAACATCTCCGGCTACAAATCCGTGGGCAGTTGCTCCTGTACTAAATGTTGGTGTTGTTGCAGGACTTGTTACCGTTACGGTAATTGGAGTTCCTCTAAATTCGTTTGGAGACCATGCTGTTAATTCAACATAGTCATAGTTTTCACGCAGTGTTGTTCTGGCCAATCCCTTGGCAGTAAACGATATTGTACCGGACGATCCGCTAGTTGTTATTACAGGAGTACCAGCTTTAACTAAAGAAATCTTAAATTGGCTTGAAGTCAATCCGTTATCAAGAACATAATATTTTACACCAGCAGTGATGCCAGTTGGCAAGGTACCTGTTGATGTAAATGATACAATATATCCAGCCAATTGACCATGGCCAACTGCGGTAACCACACAGGGGCTTCCGTTGCTAATAGTACAGGTGATTGCGCCTGCAGGATCAGTATAGTCTTGGAATTGTAAAACACGATATACGTTTGCTGTTTCGTTAAGTTTTAACGCTGTTGAAGGTCTTGTAGCAACGTCAACAATATCACCAGTTAACACCACTTGTGATAGAGCACGAATTGAAATTCTAGTACCATCAGGAATAGCATAAGCTAGACCAGCGGTAGTACTGTTACCAGTGCTGGAAATATTTAATTTAGCATATCCCGCTGGTAAATCGGTAGTAGATACAGATGTCACTGAATAACGATATAGTTGACCGTCAGTGTGAATAACTTCTAGCTCACCGTTGTCTAACGGTACAAAATCATAACTGTAAATGTAAACGTTCAGTCCGCCAACTGTATTAAGATACACCCCTGTTGATATAACCAATGCACCAGTACCGAGATCTTGATATAAAGTAACAGGTGTTGGAATTTCTAACGGATCGCTACCTTCTGCAACCAATGCATAGACTCCGTGTGCGCTCGATCCAGAAATACTGCGAATCTGTCCACCGTTCAACGAATAGTAAGAGGTATAGCAATAGTATGTGAATACAGAAACAGCTTCTAACAAACCACCGTTGTTAACTACAAGGCCATATCCCATGTCATTGATCTGTGTGTAGTCGTTGGCTAGCATAGATCTATTACCAGGCATCAATACTTCGTATTGATTGGCATTGGCATTAACATAGGCAATTACGGCTGCTTGGATTGCGCTAACATTGCTGATGATTGTGGTTCTTGCAGCAGTCTTGGTTGCATCATAAATTCCAGTAACCGCCGGCAATGACAATGTTGGAGCACTTCCTACACCGCCACTTAGAATAGTTGTGACTGTATTCAATAGGCCAGAAATAGTAGTTGCTTCTGTCGCTGTTGCTGCCGTTCCTGTAGTACGACTGATCACGCCTGCCCCAACAGTACCATCACTAGTATATGAAGTAGTCGGTGCTAGATTTTGAATCACACGTTGAGTGATTGTACTTGCATAATTAATTGCAGCCACATAGGCAGTTTTCTGTGCAGTTGGAATTTGAAGAACTACGGCATCACCTACTCCGTCGTAGTATTTTAAACCTACATCTCGAACAGCATCATTGCCGCCGTATAAGAAATTATAAACAACAGCTTCTAAACTATATCCGATATTCTTTGAATAGTCAGCTAGATCATAGGTGATACTAGAACTAAACGGACTGGTATTATTAACAGCCTGATTTGTAATCCAGTTAACTGTTTGTTCTTTAATATACTCGTAGTTGGCCTGCAACAACACCATTGCACGAGCTTGATTAGTTGTTGTAGTTGATGGATTGGTAAATGACAATACCGGCGCACCAACAGTACCGCCTCTAAGAATGTTGGCAATGTTTGTATTGCTCAGGTCAATTAAACTTCTTGTTGCAGCGTATGTAGCTCCCGGAATATAAGATGAAGCCAGGGTATGTGCTTGACCAATTGCTGCAATAGTTAGACTCAATTGATAATCGATAACCGCCTGAGCATTCGCTTCTCTATAGAGTAACCCGGATCTACGTTGATTGTAGTTTGTAGCAAATGCTAGGTCGTAGCCTAGACCGTTGATAATCAATCCAACGTCTCTCGAACATATGGCCGCATCGTAGCTAAAGATAGCCTGTGTCCAAGGAGTAACTTCGTCTAGAATAAAACTGGCAGTTGATCCTGTGGTTAGGTATGTGTAATCTCGTACATAGTTGATTCTATATACTGTGTCGTTGACAATGTATGATGCTGGCAAATTAGGGAAACGTTTTAGTCCCCTAACTTTGATAAAACTATTATCATATGCCATGCCGGTTGATCCCGAAGCACCAGCACCGGTTGCTGTAAACACTATGCCAACAGTATTTGAAATAGCACCTACCGCAGTGAAATTGGTATTGCCAACAGTTTTAATAGTATAGGAATGACCAATTTTGAAATTGCCAGGAGCTGTGGTTGCCTTGTCATAAATTTCAAATTGCAAGTTTCCAGTAAATCCGTCTACGTACATACCGCCACTAAATCTCTTACGATTTGTACTTCTTGAAAAGCTAGCACTTTCTTGTGCATATGGTGACTTAGCAAGAATTTGACCTTCTGGGTCAAGCACCATCATAAAGCCGCCGTGACCTTGACAGGTTACCGCACGAATAATAGTAGCATCATTACACAAGAATACATCAACATTATTATTATCTTTAGGGTAGTTTACACTACCGGAATTACTAAGAACATCAATAATTGCATTTTTTAATGCAGTAATAACTGTACCAGATCCAGTTTCTGCAACATAGGCACGATCAATTATCTGTTTTCTAATACCATTATAAACCGTTGGAACTGCGGTATTGGCAATAACTTGTAGAGCTAGGGTATTAACATAATTGATAGCAGCAAGACTTTGCGATAGTGGAGCACTCGGTGAACCTTTGTATTTTAATGCGATAGAAATAGATCGGTTATACCCGCCCCATTTTAAATCAAAGATATATGCATCAATAAACAATCCAACGTCTCTCGCAAACGAATTTGCATCGTATTTGAATGCGCTAGTAAATGGTGCAATGTTATTTGCAACTTGATATGCAATCCACGCAGTAATTTCGTTTTCTATAAATGTTTTATTTAGAAATACCAGCTGTGCTGCTGATCGATAATATCCTCTGTTAGCTACCAGCGGATATACCGGAGCACTAGTGTCTGTTAGGTAATGGTATCCAAATAACTGATTAGCAGTGACGGTGCCGTCGATAGACAGGTCTCTTCTAAAATTTTGGAATGCCCACGGACTAGAACTAGTTCCTACTTTTGGTTTAATAACCACACGTCGGAATTCATCACCGACAATGGCAACGTTTTGTGGAACCTTAAGCGGATAGTTTTCTTCATAGGTACCGCTTTCTATAAGAACAGTAATTTGAGTTAATTTAGTTACATCTCCGAATGCAATAATTTCACCGAGTTTGAATGCACCGTATTTGATGTCTACATCAAATACTTCGTCGAGTCCGTCAAGTGTACCGTTATGCGCTAGAATCTGTGCTAGAGCACCAGACTCTTCACCTCTTAGATACAAACCGTCTCTGATATCTCGTGTTCTGGCAGCAAGTGCTGTGTTGTCTATAACATTACCTGTGGAGTCTGTACGAAGTCCGTTTGTAAAAATTTTAAATCTAGGTAGATCAACAATGATAACAGGCAACGCAGTAAATCCAGAACCTTGATCTGTAACGGTAATACTTTGAATAGCCCCATTGGAAACATCGGCTGTGCCAAAGGCGCCTGATCCTGTAATATCACCGACTCCTGCAGTAATACGCACAGAAACTAGTCCGTAGTTAACACCACCATTAGTTACTAAAACACTGTTGACCTTATATGTTACATCAAACTTTGCACCGGTACCGACAGATCCTACAGTATTATTAATAGTAGGAACATTAAACCCGCCCGGCAATACAGAGTAGACTCCGGGTGTTATAACTCTAAAAGCGGAAATTGCTCCAGGATTACCGTCAGTAGCAAGGACTTCCACTTGACAAGGGACACCAGTTCCAGTTGCTAGAGAAACCAAATCTCCAGGTCTGTATCGTCCAATTCTTCCTGTGGCGCTTAACGAAATAGTGTCTACACTCATAAAAACAGTGCCGACAAAGCCGGAACCCGAATCTGGAGAAGTGCCGATGCTAGATAATGTACATTCACTAGCACCTTTATTATATGTCAACACCTTTTTGTAAGGACCGATCTCTACACGAGATTCGAGCATGATTTCTTCTGCACGTTTCATTGCAGCTTCGATTGTGCGATATGCGTATGCTAGTGCTCGACCTTGTAATTCTGGAGCTACACCTACACGCTCATCTGCTCCAGAAGTAGCTACATACAAGTTTGCTACGCTACCAAATGCCGAACTATCTACATAACGCTTGGTAGCAGCGATTTGACCGTTGTATACTTCGTCATCGCTAGGTATTGGATCTCTTGATAGAATCAATGGACCAGTCATTGTGCCAAATTCCGGTGCAGATACGCCGGATGCCGGGTTAATAGCATCAACACCCGCTCGAGCAATTTTGGTATCTACATATCCTTTGTTAGCAGCAAGTCTATCCGGCACCGCAGCAGTGGAGCCAGATCCGCCATGTGTTGTCCCAAGTTTGCTTACAGCGTCGACGTATTCTGTGTTTGATCTTAAATCTGGTAAACCACCAATTGGATATCGTTGTCCGCCAAAGTACGCATAAACAGGGCCGCCCAAACTTGGACTTTGATCGCCTGAAATAGATGCAAATAGTGTATTGATGACAACTGAACCAGTATCAGTGAACTGAAGTTTAATACCGGTTCCTTCTTCTATACGCTTGTAAACTAGACCGGTCTCTGTAGCATTGACAGTAACAAAGCTGTTTTCACGTCCGAGATATGAACCGGGACCGTCTATTAATCCCCTAAATGATAAATTTGTTTCTAGCCCTAATGAGCTATACAACTCACGGAAATTATCGTTTACCTTTCTAAACGAGTCGCGAATACTATCGCCTGTGCCGTCATTGCCTACAACACCGATATCAATTGTTTTTCTTGCCATAGCAGATCCTAAGATTAATACTTTCTCTAATATTTAGCCCAAAGTTTTATAAGCCAAATGTAAATACACTATGTTCCTAAAAAAAGAAACTCAAGAAAGTCAATACGTTAGACGCAGTAAGACGGGATTAGAACATTCTTATACTAGAATAAAAACAATTGCCGTGCTTCGTTGCGACAATTGCGATAGCGAGTTTACTAGGGATTTAAAAACGATGGATCACAAAAGACTGAGCAACAATTATTTTCATGTTTGCTCTAATTGTGATTCTAAGAGATTTGCTCAACGTAAGGGTGTTGAACAGAAGAAGATTTGGGATATGCCCGCTAGTACCACTTTGCCTGTGGGCAAATTTTAAACTCTGAAACTTTCGCCACAACCGCAGCGATCTCGTTCGTTGGGATTGATAAAATCAAAACCTTCATTGAGTCCATTGCGAACCCAATCCATAGTTAGCCCGTTTAGATATGGTTCATCTTTGGCGCTGATTAATACTGCAAAATCCGGTTGTGCATAATTGGTTACTCCGATCTCGGCATCATATTTGTCTACGTATTCGATAACGTATGCCATACCGCTGCACCCTGTGGTTCGAACACCTATGCGAATGCCAACGCCTTTGCCGCGCTTTGCTAGATTTTGTTTAATCTTTTTACTTGCTGTGTCGGTTACGGTAATCATTTACAGCGGCCTTGATAGCATCTTCCGCAAGTATACTGCAATGAATCTTGACTGGCGGTAGTGCGAGTTCTTCCGCAATCTCACTATTCTTAATGCTTCCTGCTTGCTCCAGCGTTTTGCCCTTGACCCATTCAGTGACGAGCGAACTGCTAGCGATTGCAGAGCCGCATCCGTAAGTTTTAAATTTCGCATCTGTGATAATGCCATCTTCCACCTTTATCTGTAATTTCATTAC